AGGAGTTGCTATCGCCACCTGCGGCTCCAGCACCACCACCACCAGCACCATGATAACCACCACCAGGGGCATCACCGCCGCTATTACCTTGACTCGGCGAGGTTGACGGAGTGTTGCCTGACCCGCCGGTCGCGTTGTTACCCCCATAGCCAGCGCCGCCGCCGCCGCTGCCGCCATCTTCAGCGTGGTTCACCAAATCATTTTGCATCGCACCGCCCCCTCCACCAGCCGAGGTGATGCTGTTGAATACGGAATTTGAACCAGTATTACCCTTCGTTGCAGCGGTGACGGAGGCACCACCCCCACCCACCGTCACCGAATATGACGTTGCGCTGACGCTCATTCCTGTGGCCGTTCTATAGCCGCCAGCGCCGCCGCCGCCGCCCTCATAAGTACCGCCTGAAGCGCCGCCAGCAACGACCAAGTATTCAACAACGGCATCGGTGCCTAAAGTTGTAATTTGGAAAGTGCCACTGCTATTGAATACGTGTACTTTATAGTCACCGTCGGTCGAAATTGTACCGCCAGTGGCTACGGTGTATATTGTACCAGCAAACTCCAACGTATTGATTTTCTCTATATTAGCATCAGTTAAGGTATTAACCTTTTCAATGCTTGCTATAGCGATGGTGTTTAGTTTTTCAACTGCATTTGCCATTACGCGTGCTCAATAACATCCATACTTGGATTTATGTAAACAACATCAGGGGAAAGTGCCACACCAACAACCAAAACAAATGCACCGTCTGTGCTTGGCGCTGTGTGGGTCATAGCGCCAGCCGTTTCTGATAGATAAAGAGTAGACCCCGCCGTCCATGCCCAGGTATCGTCACGAATAAATCCGTGGAGCAATACTGTTCCAGTCGCAGTGTCAGAAATCGCAGCAGGTGCAATACCTATAACTCTAGCAGTGGCATATGCACTCGCGTCTGCTTCAACTACCTCTTGCGTTGTCGTGTGAACACAGACCAGATCAAACGCCGCTATTGCTCCACCAGCCAACATTTGTGCTGTTAAACCTGTGTAAGTGTGGTCTGCTCCTGCTAGCAGAGGGGTTGAAATATCCACATAACTTGCATCTGCGAGACTTAATTTAGCCGCTACCGATGCGGTTGTCGTTCCTGTGGGGACAGTTAGGACATCCGCATCCGCGTCATTCTTAATAGTTATATCGTTAGTCGAACCCTGACCCGTAAGGATAAGTCCTTCGGCGGCGGTATAACCAATAGCCGCATTGTCACTAGCGGATGTATCACCGTCCGGCTCAAAGGTTGTCGCCGTAGCCACGCCCGACGCGTCCATAGTTGTAACCGTCGCAGCCGCTGGTGTACCGGACCCCAATATTCCGTCTAACGTCCCGGTAAACCCGGTTCCAGTCACCTGACCCGTGAAAGCTGCCGTGGTTGTCCCGGTAAGAACCCCCATAACTTCTCCATCGGCATCATTCTTGATTGTTACATCGTTGGTGGAACCCTGGCCGGTAAGAACAAGACCTTCTGCTGCCGCATACCCAACGGCTGCTTTGTCGCTTGCGGCAGTATCACCTAGCGCATTGAAGGTTCCGCTAGAGGTAACATCTCCAGAAGCGGTCAGGGTTGCGAGAGCCAAGTTTGATAGAGCATCAACAACCGCCGCACCAGAACCAGCCCCATCCATGTAAACGATGGCAGATTTACCGTTTGCTATCGTTATATTGGCACCGCTTCCTTGGGTTAGAATAACAGAATACGGCCCACTAGATCCGGAGTCTGTGGTTGCGTTAATCATAATGAAATAAGCCGCAGTCGTATTTGGAGCGACTGTGACTGTATTGTCACCACCTAGAGCACCCGTGAATTTAATCACGCGATACATACCCGTCTGAAGGTTTTCAGTTCCTGATTCCGGGGATGCTTCTCGAACCGTAAGAGTGTGTGTGGTTCCAGTAAGACCGAACGCGCTATAAGAAGCTACCCGATCCAGAATATCAAGATTGTGGTTGCTAGTTGTCCCCCACGCACCCGACTGTTCCCCAGACCCGATTTTTTCGATACCAAAACTTGTTGTATATGATGAAGCCATAATCTTGTTCCTATGCCGCTATTTGCGTCCAATCCGGCGTTTGTGTTGTATCAATAATACTCCACACAAGGGCATTATTGACAATTCCTTCAGCAGAAACGCCCTCTACACTAAACGCAAAGTTTATCTGAACAGAACCAATGCCGCTTGCTGCTGAGACCCCGGTAACAGAAATATTAGCGTTTGCAATAACAGAAGGAGATCCAACGGCAGATGCTGCCGAAACACCCGTTGGTATTACAGTTACAGATGCAAATACAGAAGGAGATCCAATCGCGCTGGCCGCAGAAACACCCGTAACACTAATGCTGACTGGAAGACTAACGACCGAAGTCCCAATAGCACTGGCCGCAGAAACACCCGTAACTTCAACGGGAACGGGACTATTCCACGCTCCTGAGTTCCAGGTACTTCTATCCCAGCCAGTAATAAGGGCCATTACGCAATCCTAATTATCGCGTTATTCGCGTCATTTGCCGGAAACTGTATGGTGAAATCACCTGCGCTAGATGACTTGTCGCCACCAAAGTTGATTACTGCAACCGCAGGATCCGCAGCATGATTTGTCGTTGATCCTGTACCCGCAGAACTTAGAGTACTGTTATAAATCAAAGCTCCTCTGGCGCTGGAAATAGTAGAGGTTGACCATGTACTATCTGCAAAATCCAGAAAAGCGGTGGGTACAGCACTGCTGTTATCAGCCAGAGCAAGTGTAATACTTGCCAACGTATTACCTCCCGCCGTATAAGCCGTACCGCTGACCTCATTACTGGTTGTATAGCCAGTGGTGTCCGCACTAATAGATGAACTGTTGGTGAACATCGCGATCTTAAATGTGTCCGCACCAATAGCACTCGAACCTGTGCGCGTATGCGGGGTCAAAAAATGAATACCTGCCATCGCCTCTGTTTTAAATGTCCCGCACATTGCGGATGATCCAACGGCCATTACAACCTCCTTATAATCTCTGCCAAGTCATCATGGCCCTGCTTCTTTAACAGAGCCCAAATAGTAGTCCTCTCACTTTGCGCCATCTTATTCATATAGAATATCAGCACATCCTTCAAATTATCTCTGTGTGCTAAAGCTTGATCCCGTATAACCGGGGGGGCATCTCTAGAAACGGACATAATTTTGTTCATAGCCATCTCCGCCATTTCTTCAGGAGAATGACCTCGGTTCGTTGTTGTAAATACCAGAGGGTTGCCAACACCAGCGTTGCCCTCACTGCCCAGCATCAAGCCACATCCCTTCTAACTCTGTCGTACCTATATTGATCTCTGGTCTGTAGACCTTCGCCAAGATTCTTCAACCATTGCAGAGCTTCCTGGTATCTTCCATTGTAGACCTGAAGAATATCAGCTTCCCCCTTCATAAAAGTATAGGCCTCTACAAGGCTACCATACAAAAGAGCAAGTTCCGCATTGGTTCCAAGCCAACTTGTCCCGTCAGAACTCGTGGTGATAGACGTTGGTCGATAAAAATAATGTAACTCCATGGTGTAGTTACTATCGGGAGTGGGGGCCAACAAAAAGGCATCGTTGTCCCAATCGGCATAGTATTTAGGGGTTCCTGTGGTTGTAGGATTCGGCGTGTAGTCTTGTAAGGCAGTTACTTGTTTGTATAACAGGAACTCTTTGCTCGAGGAGTTAATGACACTCAAAGAATTCTGGGACAGAAAGTCCGTTGGTTTGGATAAATATTGATTTCCTGAATTAGCCGATCCTTGCGAAGATCTACGAAACACATCTAATTGGCATTCTTTTAGAATACGTTCTTCGGCATTCAGAATAAATCTGGATAGCTGACCGACAAAGGTGGATTCCGTGTTTTGAGTGTAGTCCTCAATAGCTGTTTTCAATGTTGTAAATGTATAGGCCATCTTATGAACTCACCGTTACGGGTCCAGCGGAAGAAAACCCCGCGCCCCCTTTAACATTACCCGAAGCTGCTGTTCCACTTCCAGAAGTGAAGGTATAATTGTCGTCGTCTACTTTGGTGATGGAAAATCCAGAACTATCCTCTATAGCAGATTCGGTAAATCCATCAAAGGCTGCTACATTTCTAAATCTAACCGTATCTCCAGAGCTTCGACCATTCCCAGGCTCCGTAACTGTTATGACGGCAGAGCCACTTGAACCTGATTTAAAACTATTGAACGCCAGTAAAACTTCCACCGCTGGCTCCGTTCTAGCTGGCCGGCTTATCTTTAAGGCTTGAGGATCTGCCCGGATACGCCGCGGCTGTAATTGAGGCTGCTTTGATTCATATTCATCTCTGCCTACAAGATATCCATTCCATTCCATAATCATGTTTGTTATTTTATACGCTCTCCCAGAACGATCTGAGATACCTAAAGCATGTTTACCCGAAGCATATTTAGCCATCACGAAAGACTCATCGAAGCATAACTTGGGACTAGACGTAGACCTGATCTCTCTGCGTCCTCTGATGCGGCTCTTTGAAATTCCTCCTCATAAAGTTCTTTTAATAGTGCAACCTTCTGAGGAGCCCTCTTAATCGCTAGATAATAGGCTAGACCCGCTACAAGACATGGAAGAAACCGGAAGGGTAAATCCGCTGTGTTAATCGCGTTATCTACATCTTCGATACGCCGAACCCTGTGATATATAAGTTCGTCCGTAGAATTTTCGGGAGAAGGCCAAACAGTTACTGTAGGTGTTATCAAACGATCTACATAAAATTGCGTGGGTCTACCTTGAGTTGTTTTATCTGGGGTATTGAGATAATCGCCTCTGCTTATCCTATTAATACTTATATCCGAACTGCTCCGTCTTATTACTGCTTCCAGGAAACTTACCGTTGATTGAACATCGGTTAAGGAAGGGTCCGAACTAATAGTTGTACTGGCCGCGCTACTTGACCCTGTGATTGTTTCACCCGCGGTAAAAGCTCCAGAAGGAACGGTCAATGTAAGGGTGGTCGAGGAAGGCTTGCTTATGATAGACGCGGTAACACTGCTGGTTCCCCCAGTGATAGTCTCCCCAACACTAAGATTAGTGGAAGCTCCTACCGTAGCCGTTATAACCCCAATGGGGTAAGCCGCAATAGAAGAGGTAGATGATAGCTGGGCCAAAGGCTGTGTTATTTGCTCCACAGTCCATAGATTTAACCCCCTATTTGCCCATTCCGCAAAAAGAAGATTTAGAGATCGCCGAGAAGTTGCAGAATCATAACCTGTTCTAAATTCTAGTCCACATCTCTCAAAGGCCTCTTCTGTAATTTCGGCCATATCCAGGTTGAAATCAACCGATCCAGAAGTTGCCATTCTTATCCCCTGTCCCTATAAAGCCAATCGTATGACCTTCCTTATTTTCAGACATTCCCTCAATATTCTTTTATACAGTAGACAACTACAGAGTAGGTGTCTCCGCTGGTGTGACCCACAGTCGTAAGCTGTATGTCTCCTGTCTTACCGCCAGAAGCGGCAACATTAGGAAGACCATTAATATCTGAATAGTTCAGAGTGTCCGAATAATCCGCTGGCAACTGGACGGCGATAACGTCTGTGGACGCATCCCATAGAAGCTTGACGCCCATGCCCACATTAGAAAATACTATCTTTTCAAGCCTGACTCCCGTGCAAGCAGTACCATCCTGACGAGAAGATAGTGCCGATACATCTACTTTAACAACGGCAGATTCTCCGGTTCCATCACTGGTATTGGTACAATAAATTACGGCAGTTCTATCGCCGTCAATTACTGTTGTTGCTGTTACTGCATCCGCCATATTAGTCTCCTTCTAGAAAGAACGGGGAGATCACTCCCCACCCTACTCTATGCAATCTGCACGTATTCGATAATGAACGTAAAGGAGCCTGCCGTTGTGGCATTTACCGTGTTAGTGATGTTGCAGAAGATTGTTCTTTCTGCGGAAGTATACTGCACGGAAGCGGGAGCCGTCGCAGCGTCCTGTGTCTGAAGAACCAGAGACGTTACCGTGACATTAGCAAGCACGACCGTCGTTCCGGCGTCTAGAATCTCGTCTGGCTGCGTAGCAACGATCTGAGCACCGGAAGAAGAAGTTCCGACCTCGTAACCAATATCGCCAGATCCAATTACGGGAGCCGTCGCACAGAAGATCTTGATGTTAGTGATAATGGTATTGGCAGGTTGCGTAAACTCACCAATCGCTGGGCTGTCCCCCGCTGTGGTGTTGACAGTAACGCCCGTAGCAAAACCAACGTGCTTAACGTATTTGTCCGTTACAATGCCCGTAGAGGCGATATCGCAAGTGTTGGTTACGGCACCAGTGGTTGAATTGACATTGATTACCTCAAAGCCGTTCTCAGACCGGACTGGACCATTAAAAGTTGTGTTAGCCATCTGGCTACCTCCTTACAAAGTTGCCCTAGAGTCTTGTAAGCGTCTGCTGGGACAGTCGCTAGGGCTATAAATTCCCAGAGAAACGGGGAGAGGTTTACCCTCTCCCCTTATTCAGTCTCTACGCACCAGGCGAACCAAATACGCAACGTGGATCAGAGTAACCGTAGCTATAACGCTCACGGGCTTTGAACCTTACATTGCCAGTATCAAAGTCACCTTCCATCTTCGTGGACATCGGCATCCGCTCAAAGTGGATAAATCCACGAGGAGCATCGGTCTTAATAAACCATGCATCCGTATCCGTCAGATAGTGGTTAACGACATACCCTTGCGGAAGCATACCCATGTTCCGTGTAGAATTAATGTCGTTATCAGCTGTACCGGGACGAAGAGTTGATTCGAGCAACCGATCTGCAACGAATTGCAGTGCCGGCGGAACAATCAGTTTCTCGCCACGAACCGAAACCTTCAGGCCGCGCTCATCGACAAAAGCTGCAATGTCAATAAGAGCATTCTCAAGGCTTGTTTCGTTAAGGTCAGCCGCAGTGCTGGGCTCGTTACGAAGATCATTGTTATTAACAAGTGGATGATCCGTCGCACAAAGCTCTTTGCCATCACCGCCAGTAAACGAACTATCAAAAGCATTGTTCAGCGTAGCTGCACCCTTCACCTGCTTGGTGTTGGCCATGCTACGTGCCAAAGCTTTCGTATAACGCGAAGCCAGACGATCATAGAGATTATCCTCGATTGCTTCTTCCGTAATGGAGAAAGCAAGCGCGATAGTCTCATGCGTGTACCTTGCGGTATACGCTTCCTGGGCATCATCAAACGAAATAGCTGAACCTTCAGCCTTTACGGGCGCAGACCCGAAGCCTGAAAGCATCACCTCTTCTTCAAATGCACGTTCTGAAGATTCAGTGTCATAAACTTCAGCTGATTCGTCATCATATCTGGCGTACTCAAGACCAAAAAGGGCATTGAGGCCAGGCTCCAACTCTTTTGCTAGTTGCGCTCTACTAATAGCCATTTTTCAAACCCTCCTATACGCCAGTGGTTGAAGGTGTACCAGCTGCAATAGCACCGTTATTGCTACCGAAGTGGTTGTTCAACCGTACAATTGCCCCGATACCAGCTGCTGAAAAATCAGCATTTTCTGGGTCGTCTAGCCAACCGACAATACGCATTTGCAGAGCAGCTGTGGCGGCAATCGTACTGATCGCGAGGCGACCTAACGAAACACCAGTAGCGTCTGTTCCTGTGATAGCGGTTGAGAAGTTAGCGTTTGCAAACACTGCGGCTCGAGCCGTAGCCTTGCTCGTCCATGTCGCATCCGTTGCAATAAGATAAAGCTGCATTGGATCGTCATTAATAAACGCTTTTACCGGGTGGTTGGAATCTGCCCCAGAACCGGGCCAGTAGTTTTTCCAGACAGTTTTTCCAGTGGTAGAATCCACATACTCACAGCCCTGAAATACGCCCAACATACCAACTGTCCCACCAGCAGCGGCGCCAGGAGCGCCAATAAAGCCAGTGGAAAGCGGAATCACGGGTTCTCCGTGATACAGCTTGTCGGTATTGCCGTTTGCAATTTCATACGCGGAGTATTGGGTCATACCAGTGGAATTAGCGGCTCCGCCCTGTTTACTTAAAGGACGAAGGCCAAAGCTTCCATTAGAATTAGCCATTTGTTTCTCCTAGTCCTCTTTTTGAGGACCTCCAAAAGTTACACGAGTTTGCCTATCAGGTTTACTGATGGGCATCGCTGGGTGTTGTTCGCGAGCTAAGTCATTATCGACAGCGGCCATTTGATTCTGAGTCATGCCACGATAGTAGCTGTTGCGTTCCTCAACAATCTCAACCGGAACCCTGGCTAAAAGAAGTCCACCAACACCAATTACACCAGCATGTTTTCCATCATCGACAGTCGGGATATCAAAGTCTGGGTATTCTTCACCACGTACCAACTCCCATCCCTCGCGGGATCGTGCTGCTACGTTCTTACGGTCATCAAAACCCATAACTTCCGCCCGTATCCACCGATGTTTATAACCTTCTGGCGGGGGAGGTGCGTCCAACATGGACGGTGGTTTCCAAGGTTCTCTGCGTGCTTGGGTAGCACGGGTCTGATTTACCCTAGGCGTTCTCGTAGACTTTTGGTGAGTTGTGCTCTCATTAGTCATGATTAATCCCTCACATATTTAGCGTATTCTTCAAGCGGTACATTTAACCTCTTTGCAATAGCAACTTGCGAGGGTGTTAATCGCACAGTTTTCCGTCCACTTCTATTGCGGGAAGCAGAAGCCTCGGCTGACGCAACCTTACGGCTTCCCCCGTTGCTTTTAGACTTAGATTCGAATTTATGAGGAAACTCGGATCTTAGTCTATTATCCAGTTCAGAATAGTAGTCATCTGATTGAGGGTCAAACCCCTCATCTTCAATAAGCCGTCTATGAATGCCAAAAGCACCATATGTCATAACTTCATCGTCTCCAAACCAGGAGTTTTTAGAAGCCCATTCTTCTGCTCTTGGGTCGGGAGGAGCCGCTGGAGCCGCTCGAGCCGCTGGAGCCGCTGGAGCAGGGGACGGGGGCACTGTCTCTGCTTTTTCCTTTAAAGAAGTTTCAGCACGGACGGCCTTTAAGGTTCCCTTCTCTACGCTTAGATTAGCTAACGCTTCTTGAGCATCAACAATCTTATCAACATCTCCTGTTTCGTGAGCTTGCTTTAGAAGTTCCTTGGCGGAAGCGATTTGATTGGTAACACGACTTTCAAACTGCTCTTGGTATCCCTGATCCAAGGAATCAATACGGGTTTTAAGATTTTCGTTCTCTTTCCGGACATTTTCGGCGTACTCAATAGCGGTTTGTTTCTGCCGCTCTTCTTCTCGAAAACGCTTGGTCAGATTATTAATCCGGGTTTTAACCCCAGAACTATAATCCTCAAGTTCCTCTTCCGGTGAAACCTCGACCTTCGTAGAGTCCTCTTCTTCGGAAATATTTATATCTACAGCTTCTTCGTCTGTGTCGCCAATATCAATTTTAGTTTCTTCAGGCATGGGGAGTCTCCATGGTTTCTTTCTTCTTTCTACTTAAATTAACTAGTCGTTGAATTGCCCTTAGGTCAAACATGCTTGATGTCATCAGGTTCAAGGATGGTTGCAATGACTTCATCATCATTAATGATGCGTACTTCACCACCCTCAATTTTAAATCGAGCGCCGGCATAGCGGCCAATGCAGACCCAATCCCCTTCCTCGCACCAAGGTTTCCCATCTGAGCCAAATTTATCGTGGTCCTTGTATGCAAGGTGTCCCACCCTCAAAACATACGCCACTACTGTGGAAAGTGCCTCTCTGTCACGAACAGAATCAGGGATGTGTATGCCACCGTCTGAGGTGGCTTTGCCCATATAGGGCATTACAAGGATCCGCCATCCGGTGGGCTTGGGTAATCTTTCTTTCAGGTTTTTAGAAACAAGAGACGGATCGAGAACCTTCTCTTTCTTGTCTATATAGGCAGATGATAAAACAGCTTCTTTCTTCTTTTTTTGCGAACCCAGAACATGATCTGGAACGTATAGAGTATTCGTCATTCGTCCTCCGAAGATTGCAGGATATCTTTGATTTCCTGTTCCGCAAATTCTAACCCGGTCAATTCTCCCGTTAGTTGCCTATAAGCTTCCATATCTTTAGGACTTCCGTGGAGAATAGCGTCCTGGGTAAGTGTTATACGGCCCTGTATAGCCTTTAACACAGAATATGCAAAGGTTGTTGGGTCAGACATATATTAAAAAGTTCCCGCAAATTTCTTACCTTTGACCGCGCCACCTTTGGAGTAAGAGACAGGCTGTCTCTTACTGAAACTCATACCACCATTCATGTATCCTAGTTCATCCACAACAACGCCGCCCATGTTTTTTTTCTGGGGGCTACCAGCTGCTTCTAGGTCCTCTAAATATTTCTCTTGTTGTGCTGCTGGTAGAAAACTTCCGTTGAGCGGAGCAAGCTCCGATGGATTTGGCCCACGGGTAGATCCCTCTGCTATCTCAGGTAGGACCTTCCAGCCGTCCATCACGCCGTCAGCATCTTCATCAACTTCTACAATCTGACCACCGACTTCCTCTTGGTAGGCAATCGCATCTGTCTTCTTCACATATAATACGTCAGGCATCAGATTAATTCCTTTTCATTTTGAGGTTACATTAAAACGATCACGCAGGGAGTTAGTGAAGTTCCATAGAGAGGTCACATTCTTTTCTACCTGCTCCATCTTTGCTTCCAACTTGACCACGCTAACGTAAGTCTGCTTTTTTTCTAGCTCTTCCATATCCTTTTGAAGCTCTTTGACCTGGGACTGTAGGCGGACTGCCACGACCAACGCGCCAACCGCGAAAATAACTAACGGGAGTACAGTCTTTATAATATCCAAGACCACTCATTCACATCTCTTTGTTGGATGCCGCGGGGAGCAGCATCAAAACACTCGCGTCTTCTTGGCGATACCGCCATCGTTGCGTTTCATATAATTTTCATGGCTTTCCATAATTTCTTTAACTCGAGCTTCGTCAATGTTGGAAATGTTTTTAGCACCCTCCCCCGTCATTTCTTTCAACATCTTATTGGCAATTTGCTTTTGCCTGTATTTCAATTTGTGTCTATCCGAGTTGGATATTTTACCACCCATCAGAAAGTCCCCTTTCCATCGTTGTTGTTGAAGTAACGACCACGGACCTGGGACTCAGTGCCTTGGATCAACTCTTCCGTGCCACCCTTGAGTTTTTCCCGGCCATATTCGACAGGAACATCTTCACTACCGTAAGTGACAACAAAAACATGACCACCGTGCATGTATCGAGACCTATCATTAACCATTTTTGCTCTATCCATCAGACCACCTGCTTCCTTTTTAGAGATGTCCATTTGATCAGCCATCTGATCTACCATTTTCTTACCCATATTGTTTCACGTGAAACATCACGCCCTTCTTGTATGCTTCTTGGCCAAATAAGCCTTGTACGATCTTTTGGCCGCAGCTAACGTCTTATATACGGCACCGCCAAATGTCCATCCGCCCTTTACCTTACGAATAGGCACTAATACACCTTTGTCTTCACACTTCCACCGTCATGAAATAAAGTTTCCCCTTCTTTCAAAGATTCTTTCAAAAGTGCGTTTATATACGCTTCGGAAGAAGCCACAGTAGGATTACTTACTTTAGGGACTCCTGTCCGGGTAAGATGCACTTTTCTAAGTCTGGACATTACTTCTTACTCCCTTCTTTGGCCTGTTGTTCGATCCGCTCCCTGCCAACTTCCGCACGTAACAGAGCGATGTCTTCCTGAGAATCAATCTTATCGCGTATAAGATCCTGACGCTGGCCTTCCTTCTGTTCCACAAAAGTCTGTGTGACAGTAAACTCTTCGGCCTTGCGTTGTACATCAGCGGACTTGATGTCCAATTCCTTGGAACGAAGCTGAACGAGAGGATCAACCTCACCTTCCGGCGGGGGCATCAGAGCGACCATGACTTCTTCAGTGTATTGGGCAATGAGTTCCGCGACCCGTGATTCAAGGTCAACTTGCGGCGGCTGCTGGCCCATCTGCATAGCCTGTTGTGTAGCCATCTGCATTTCCGCATCAACAACACCCCTGGCCTTAAACGCAATATGTTCGCAAAGATGCGCCTGAAGCAAAGCAAATATAGGGGGAGAAGACGCCGGAATCGGAGTCTTCATGAAAATGATGTGGGCTGTTATGTGAGCGTCATGATCCTGTGTCGGGAAGGCTTGTAAAGTCTCCTGAATAATAGACTTGGCGTTCTCGATAGCCGGATCGGTAGGTTGTGGTGGTTGCGGAGAAGGTAACAAGGCCTCGATGTTATGCACACCTATCGCCTCATAAATACGGCGGTAGGCTTCATACAGATTGTGCATCTGAGGATTGCTTTGAGCAAGCTGAAGCTGTGTTTGTGCCAAGGCCAGACGTTGTGACATCGAGAAAATATTGGGATCTGAGACAGGAATAACATCTACCCGCTCGTCAAAGTCCATCTGCTTAATAGTGGCTTCCCCACCATACACATCATAGGGGTACATCGGAGGGAGTGATTCGGAAAACACACGACCAAGAATCCTGAATTCTTGTTTCTGTGCGTAATGCAATCTCTTGTGGATAGCCGACATTACCTTGGAGCCGCGCTCAAGAAGAGCAACCGTTGTGCCTACCGCGGCTTGCTGATTTCCATCTCCTACCTGCATATCGGTAATGGCGGCGAACCTACGACCCGCATCCACTACAAAGCCCAAAAGGGCCATCAGGGTCTGACTTGGTTCCTTGTAGGGGAGGGGCAAAATACTTTCCCGCAAAGCCCCGCCAGGAACATCAATGTCACGAAACTCACCAGGAGACAAAGGCTCATCAGCATCACGGATACGGATACCGCGAGCTTTAAAGCCAGCGGGAAGATTAGCAAGTGTCCCAGCATCTATAAGCTGCCTTAGAATAGAAGTTGCTGAACGCCCTAGACCCCCAATCATGTGGAGCAATCCAAAGCCATAGAATCCTAGACCCGGTAAAAACTTGTAGTGTGAAAAATACTGAACCTTACGATAGAACTCATCATTTTCACGCCAGTTCCTGCGAACCGCCAAAACCTTTGAGCTACCCTCGTCTATCGTTACAATGTAGGGAAGCTTGATGCCTGTCTTTTCCCCGTCAATAGGACTCACATGCTCAAATCCTGGAAGGTCTAAGTCCGTGTGCACCTCCAGTATTGTGCAATCCTGATCATCCGCCCCTGTTCTTTCAACCCCCATCAGGTTGCGTTCTTTCTCCCTTAATTCATCCGAGGAGTCATAGGGAGAAAGTTCAATGTCCCGGTAAAAACCACCCGCCTGAAATTTACGAACATCATTCGTATTCATGCGAATAACGTGAGTGATGCGGGAAGCAGAATTAAGATCTGTGGCGTTGTAAGGAACAAGAAGATCGTCCGCAGGGACAAACCGGGAAACCGCTCTATCAAGAATGTCATCAAAATAGACTTTCTTGAAAGCAGAGCCGGCCAGAGGGAGGTAGAACAACAAACGATCCATCTCAGGATCATACTCTTCCATTACATGCGTGATCTGATAGTTCATAAATTCCTGAACACGCCTGGCCTGATTCTCTACCTCAGGAGTTGCTGCACCAACAACCTGTGTACGAACCGGGCCGGAACTAGGAAGAAGTTCCTTGTAGGCTTGCGCCTGAAACTGGGTAACTGCTTCTGCAATAAGAGGGTGGGTTACACCGCTGGCGCCTCGAAAGGGTTCCTCGCGCTGTTGATACTTAACACCCAGAAGATCCAGGCCATCTGTATAAGCGTCTTCCCATTCCTGGCGACCACTCCTATCGTCTTCGTAATAACCTATAAGTTCTAAGGAAATTTCCATTAGAACTCTTTCGTCTACTATCTCAGCCAGATTAGCATCGGGTTCTGCCTGAAGTTCTTCGGTAACCATTTCACCAAAATTGAGGACAACGGAACCATCCTCTTCTTCCGTCATATTTGTAGGTTCTTCTATCTCCTCAACTTCGATTTCCTCCTCTCCGAAGCCGCCAAGAGGCATCCCCTGAGAGGGAATAGAGTTATCTATTAGAGAAATAGGTTCCCGCGCCATTATTTACTTACCTTCTTAAACTTTTCAAATGTTCTAAGGCCACCCAATCCAAGCATCCCCATCAAGACAGGCATCATCTGACTCATGTCCATGGACGGAAGATCTATCAGATGACCCGTCTGTGCCAGAATAAATTGTAAAATAGGGACACCGACATAGGTCCAAGCCAAAGCAACGCCGCATGTCCACCCGATAAAGGGTCTCCAGCCGGCCACAAAAATGCTCCTGTGAGCCGCTTCCTGCTTATTGATGTCTAATTGAGCTAAATCAATCTTGGCGAGGTGGGTTGCCAGTTGTTGTTCTATCTGTCTTTCGGCTTCCGCCCTGGCTTCCTTGTCTTCAGGCAAAAACCTCCCTATAACGTCTGTTAGCGCAGGCAGAATTGCTGGAAGTAAAGAAGCAAGCACATTACAATCCTTTGTGGGTAAGTTACGTTAGCATAAAAATTTGCAATTACAAATTAAGTCCCTCAAATGATGCCTTTCTCTTTCAAAACAAAGGCCGCTAAACCCATGACAATTCCCGCAACTACAATCCAGACGCTCCAGACGCTATCTACCACAACACCTGCGCCTATAGCACAAAGTCCCAGGGCCGCATACGTGGAAGGTTCCTGCATACGCCCCACAATCCATTTTTTCATAGGAGTCTCCTAATAATATTGTCTAATTTGTGGACGATAAGTAGGTTCGTCTTCTTCTTTGTCGCTGTCAAGACGAAGAAATCCACCTTTACGGTATCTAATAAGTGCCATAGACATGCTGTCGCAGTAGTCATCATAATCGCCATTCGGGAAGGCCGCGCATTCCTCTATAACCTCTTCCGAAAACTTCTTTTCAGGCGCCCATACCTTGCCAGATTCAAATATAGGAGCCACCATATGCATCCGTGTGTGTTTGTCCCTACCCCTCGACGGCGTGTAATTCACAACAGGAATTCCCATCGTCCGTAACTCGTCCGTGAGCGGTGTTCCACTGGCCTTGGCCTCGATCAGAACCATGTCGGGCTCCCAGAACTTGTACTCCTCCATGGCGTGAGACTTCAGTTCGGGAAAATCCCACCGGCCACGTTTCGCGTCCATCAGGATCAGGTTTTCCGGGCCACCCTCTTTAGGCTGGAATACCCCCCATGTCGTAATAGCCGAATAATCCGCCGTCTCCTTCTTCGAGAACGCCGTATCATAACTCTGCATGATGTAACTGACAGGAGGTATGTCTTCCTTCTCCCACTTGTTCCACCACTCCTTCTTTATGATGGCTCCTTCTTCCGCCGTGGGATTCTGCTGCCACTGTGAATTCCACTTGCTCAAGGACAGTGAAGCCTTGACCCTTAACAACTCGTCCTTGTTCCAGAACTCAGGCCAGAGCACATTGTCACTCGGCAGTATCGCAGGGAACTCGATAAGATCCCACTGGTCCGCCATCACATCCGAGGCCTGTGCCTTGATGAGTTTCCCCGTCAGATCTTTAAGCGACCACCGCGTCATAACCACCACAATGGAACCACCAGGCTGGAGTCTCTGCCGGGGACCCGACGTGTACCACTCATACGCACTTTCCAGGGCGCTCTCGGACAACGCATCCTGTTCCGAATGAGGATCGTCAATGATCAGCAAATCAGCACCGCGACCCGTGATCGCTCCACCCACACCCGCAGCGAAGTATTCCCCACCCTGGGCCGTGTCCCAGCGGCCAGCCGCCTTCGAGTCCACTCTTAACTCTACCTCCGGGAATATATCCTTGTAGATATCCGTTTCCATAAGGTTCCTGACCTTACGGCCAAACCGTACCGCCAGTTCCGCCGTATGGGTGGTCTGGATGATCTTTAACTCTGGATTCTTGCCAATCAACCACGCCGGCAACAGGTAAGATGCAAATTCCGACTTCGTATGACGGGGGGGCATGTTGACAATGATCCGTGAACCGGGGTTCACCGCCAACTTCTCAAACTGAGTTGCAACCTGCGTGTGATGGGTCCCTTCTATAAACCCATCGTACACATGCTTGACAAACGTCATGAAGGATTCCTGGGCCTTGGTCCGTACAGACAAGGTTATCTTGGCCTGCTCCAGGGCCAAAATCTCGCGGACTACGTCGTCAGGTGCGTTCAGCAAATTTCCATCCTAATACTCATCTTTCGTTTTATACCCCTTCACCATGGCCGTCCAGTAGACGCGGTTCCCCCCTAATTGTTGACAAGGTATATAATACACTAACAACAGTAAGAGAATTGCAGCGCATGGCAGATGTAATATCCCTTGGAACCAAGCTGGGGGGACCCAGTAGAAAACTGGAAGAACCCACGGGACTTGTTTGTCTGAACTGTTCCTCAACAACTTTCCATATATTCCCGGACTCCATCGTCACATGCAGTACGTGTTATTGCATTATGGAACTGGTGGTTCCATGTGGGACCCTGCGCCTGGGATCACCGACCATGGATGGTTAATACAAACGATTATTTGTTCGAAACACTTCTTTCACCTACGTCTGAAAGAAGAGGGGCGGCGCCCGACCTGATCGGAAATAGGGAGGCCTTGCCGACTATTTCGGCAAGGCCTTGGAACCTTATTAGCCCGACTGGGCAAAAGAAAAGGGCGACCCGAAGGCCGCCCGAGTTGCGTTGGTTGCTATTGGGCTTGGCTAGTCGCTGTCTGTCAGCGTGTCGTTGCAATTGTTACAGACGTAATCGTCGGAGGAGTATGGCGGGTGGGCGGCGTCGTGGGCGTAGCAGTCGCCCCTGTCGTCTGGGCCGACGCCCCTAGCCCCGACGCCGTATTCCTCGGCGGCGGCGTTGGCGGCGGGGAAACAGTAGACACAGAAATCTACTGGATCGTTATTGCTGGCATAAATGCGCGGCATCCCTTATCCCTCTCTGGAAAGTTTGGGCGGAGCGTCATGCTCCGCCCATTGTTGGCTATCGTTCTGCAATATTGAACTTGTCAAAACTCTTTGGCGCTACCGTGTAGCCATCCTTGTTTGTCGTCGTGATGGTCACGATATTATCTTCGTTGTGCGCCTCACCATGTTTGGCGACAACAGATTTGACAGCCTCGCGTGCGGCCTTTTGTTTAGCATCAAGAATTCTCAATTCGCGAGACATGGCGCGGACTTGAGAATTGATAGCGACTAGCTCTGCAACATCTTGAGCTTCTTTATTGGTGAACTTTCTCATGACTTTCTCGCTTTCTTTGTTGTTATCAACTAACCTCAAGAGGTTACCATGTCGCATGGTACAAAGTAAACCCACATAATGAAAATAATTCAAATTAATTTTGTAAAGCTGGACGGCTCTCAAATGCGCGGAGCACCGAGAGTTGGCCTAGAGATCGACCTGTCGCACACACCAAAACTCACAGAGCTTCGGTGCGAAGCGAACTCGCTCAGCGAGCTCGACCTGTCGCACACACCAAAACTCACAGAGCTTTTCTGCTACAGCAACCAGCTCAGCGAGCTCGACCTGGCGCCGGCGCTCGAGGCCGGCCTGTAGATGTTCTACTACTATACGTCTCCACGTATAGTAGGCGTGGCCCGACCTGTCCCGACCTGTCCCGACCTGTCCCGACCTGTCCCGACCCCACCCG